TTGAATCTTGGTTGGTTGACAAAAACCGAGGTGTGCAACCAATGAAAGGATTTGAGGATGTTGCCGATGGATCATGGTTTGGATCATTTTATGTTGAGAATCCGGAGGTGTGGCAACAATTGAAAGATGGAACATTCCGAGGATTTTCGGTTGAAGGATTATTCGATTATACATCACCAATTTCGGCCGAGGAAAATGCATTGAAAACAATTTCAAAATTGTTAAACGATATTATTCAAGATTAATTCCATTATATTTTATGAATGCAAAAGAAATCATCGAAAAATTAAGAATCCAATTCAATGAGTTGGTAAAGAATGCCGAGGTTGCACCACCAACAACACCATCGGCCATTCCACCGGTTGAACCGGAAATGGTATTGCCGATCAAAGGTAAATTGAAAGATGGAACCGAAATCGAAATCACCGAATTACAAGTTGGTGGAGTTGTAACAATTGCAGGAACACCGGCACCAATTGGTGAACATGAAATGGAGGATGGAACAATATTGGTTGTTGGTGATAATGGTGCAATCTTGGAAATCAAGATGGCCGATGGATCAACACCACCAATGGTTGAGGATATGAGTGCAAAGTTTTCAGCATTCGAAACATCAACAAAAGAAAAATTCAATTCATATGAAACAAAATTTGCCGATTACGAAACGAAATTTGCAAATTATGAGGAAAGATTGAACAAGGCAACCAAGGTGATCGAAGGTTTGTTGAATTTAACACAAACATTGTGTGATACACCAACCGGAACACCGGATGCATCGATCAAAACAAACAACAATTTCAACACACAAAAGAAAGAGATATCATATGATATTTTGTTTTCATAATTTATTTAATATTTAAAATCCAAAAAGATGAGTTTATCATTTCCAAATTTAACGGCATACACAAATCAACTTGTAAAACCTTTGTTAACATCGGCAATATTCGATGGTAAAACACAAATGATGATCAAGGATAATGGTATTGTGATTCCAAATGCAAAAACAATTGTTGCAATTCCATTAATGGATACCGATGCAATATTTCAACCGGATTCGTGCAATTACGATCCAAGTGGATCAACAAGTTTCACAAATAGATCAATTTCGGTTGGCCGAGTGAAAATTGAGGAAACAATTTGCCCAAAGGATTTGGAAGTGTATTTTACACAATTAGCATTGAAAGCAGGATCAACATACACCGATTTTGGCAATGCCGAATTCCAACAAGCATATTTGGCAAAAAAGAATGCAAGAATTGCAAACCAATTGGAAGTTGGTATATGGCAAGGTGATACATCAAGTGGCAACACCAATTTGAAACAATTCGATGGTTTGATCAAATTAATCGATGCAGGTTCACCGGTTGATGCCAATGTGAGTGGATTCACCGGTGTTGCAACCATTTCAACAATCACACAATCAAATGTGATATCGGCAACCGAAGGTATTTTCAAGGCAATACCGGTTTCCGTATTAACCAAAGGTGATGTGAAAATTTTCGTTGGAAATGATTGGTATCGTTTGTTGGTGATGGCATATCGTGCATTGAATATGTTTGCCTATAATCCACAAGATGCAAATGCAGGTTCATTTATTTTACCGGCAACAAACATCGAGATCGTTTCAACCAATGGTTTGAATGGAACCGGTGATGCATATGCAATATCATTATCAAATATGGCAATGGCCGTTGATATGATTGATGAACCATCATCATACAAAATGTGGTATTCGGAAGATAATAACCAAGTGAGATTCCGTTGTTCATTCAAGTTGGGTGTTAACGTGGCATTCACAAATGAGTGTGTTAAGTTCAAATCAGCAATATAATACTTGAAATAGATTGAAAAATGGTGGTGAAATATACACCACCATTTTTTTTTACCTTGGATAGTATAAACATATATTTTCAAAATTAATATAAAATAAAACTAATTTATCATGGCTACATGTGCAATTACATCCGGATACACAATCGATTGCCGAGATTCGGTTGGTGGTGTTGAAACCATTTATTTGATCGAGAATTCGGCATTGTATGATGCAAGTGGAAACACAAGAGTAATCGATGCATCCGGAACAATTACGGCAATAACAAAGAATACCGGCAAAAGATTCTATGAATTCCAAGTTCCAAGAGGTACGGCATCAACAAGTAATACAATTACATCAAGCCAAGAGAATGGAACAATTTATTATACACACCAAGTTGTTTTCCCAATCAACCAAAGAAATGCAACCATCCGAAATATCGTTGCAACATTGGCGAAAAATCGTTGTTCATTTATCGTGAAGGAAGGTGATGGAACATATAAAATGTTTGGCCGAGGTTTTGGATTGACATTGGATACGGCCGAGGCCGGAAGTGGTGTGGCATTAGGTGATCGTAATGGTTACAATCTCACATTTTCATCAATGGAATCGGAGGATTTCTTGGTTTGTCCTGCAAACCTTGTTCCATCATTGATCGTTGCCGGAACATAATATCATCGAAATAAAATAAACGAAAACCACCAACCAATATTGTTGGTGGTTTTTTTGATTAAAGAGATATCATGATCAATTTAACAAAAGGAAATACAAACACAATTATTGTTACTTTAAAAGAGAAAACACCATTGGTGATTTTGTATTTTAAGTTTATATTTACAAATAGGATCACACAAAATGTGGTGAATGTTTGGTTAACAAATACAAGTACAACCGATCGATATCAAAAATTTTCAATTGTTACCAATACATATTTGGCAAATGAGAATGATGGATTGTACACATATGATGTGTATGGATGTGCATCATTAGGTGGAACACCAAACACACCATTATTGGAAACCGGATACATGTATTTGCATCCATCGGTTGAATTTGATCCGGTAAAATACAATGAACAATCAAATCAATTCAAAACATACAATGGATAATAATACATACAAACATATTGTGTTGCAATTTGATCAAGCACAACAACCGAAATTCAAAGAGGTAAAACAAAAGAATTATGTTGAATTCGGTGAGAAAAATGATTATCCAAATTATCTTTTATCGTTATATAATGAATCACCAAAACATGGTGCCATTGTGAAATCAAAGGCCAATTATGTGTATGGCCAAGGATTCGAGAATGAAGGCATTGCCAATTCATCCGGTGAAACATGGAACAATATTGTGAAAAGGTGCATCAAGGATGATGAATTATATCGTGGTTATTATTTGCAGGTGATTTGGAATCGTGCAAAGAAAATATCGGATGTATATCACATCGAGTTTGCCAAAGTTCGTGTGAGTAAAGATTTGAAATGTTTCTATGTGAAAAATGATTGGATGGATTTCCGAGAGAAACCGAGAGAATATGAGGCATTCAATGTAAACAATCCATTTGGATCACAAATACTTTATTATAAAGAATATAATCCATCAAGTGATGTATATCCATTGCCATCATACATGCAAGGATTGAATTACATTTGTTCGGATATATCGGTTTCAAGGCATATTCTTGGAAATGCAAATCAAGGTTTTGTTGGTTCAACATTGATCAATCTCAATTCCGGTGATCCGATTAATGAGGAACACAAAGGTGAGGTTGAGAGAGGTTTGTTGAAAAAATTCACCGGAAGTGAAGGCAAAAGAGTTGTGATCATGTTCAATAAAAGCCGAGAGAATTCGGCCGAAATCATTCCGATGGGTAATACCATGTTAACAAAAGAGGATTTCACAAATGTGAATAGTTTAATTCAACAAGAGATTTTCGCATCACATCAAGTGGTTACACCGGCATTATTTGGTATTGCATCGTCCGGAACATTAGGCCAAAGAAATGAGATTCGTGATGGATATGAGATATTCAACAATGTGTACGTGAAGGAAAGGCAACAAGAGGTTTCAAAGATCATCACCAAGTTGAGAAATTTAAAAGGTGAACAAGGTGAATTCAACATTGTTCCATTGGAACCATTGAAATTTGAATTTAGTGAGGCCATCATGGCACAAAATCTCACAAAGGATGAAATCCGGTTGTTGATGGGTAAAGAGGTTCAAACACAAACAATATCAATGCAATCGAAATTGATCAATGATAATATCAATTCATTGAATCCATTGGTTGCACAAAAGGTTTTGGAATTAATGAGTGAGGATGAGATTCGTGCATTGGCCGGATTGCCATCATTAACACCGGCACCACCTGCATCAATTGATCCATCAACCGGATTGCCAACAACACCACAACCGGTGCAACAAGAATCCAATGATGCCATTAAAAATTTAACCGGTAGGCAATACCAAAATGTGATGAGAATTGTGAGGCAATTTGGAAATGGTAAATTGAACAAACAACAAGCATCATTGATGTTGAAATCCGGATTCGGATTCACCGATGA